GTAAGTTTGCAGCTTACTTGCGCCATATCAAGTTATTACCGGGTATGTTGTTGGGCCAATGTGACATCGAACCCGAGCCCAATGTTGCACGGGTCATGGAGAAGAGGGAGAAGAAGAAGCTTAGGGGAGTGGTGAACGCGTCTTTCCAGATGTACGTGGAGCAAGCCTTTGTGTTTCAGGGCATGCACGAGCTGGTGGTTAAGACGTGTAACACTCCCCCGGGTGGCGGTGCTAAGGCTGTCGAGTGGTGGAAACTGCTCTGTTCTGATGCTAAGTATGGCTACCTTCTTCCCCTTGATTATCCGAAGTTCGACCACATTCCCCCCTGGTCGTGGATAGAGACTATTCTGGACTGCGTTGCTGCCAAGTGTGCTCCGCGGGGTAAGCGCGGCGATGCTATGCGTGCGTGTTGGGTGAGGCTTCGCGCACGTATGAGGGACTGCGTTGTCCGGGTGTTGGGGGAAGACATTAAGTACATGGCGGGTGTACTTTCCGGGTGGTGGATTACCGCTGATTTGGATACACTGATTAACCACGTGTTGGAGCGTGGTCTTAGGTCAGTTTACAAATTGCGGGTCGTGAGGCCATCCAGGGTCAAGGGTGATGACACTTTAGTATACGCTGTGGATAGGCGGGGAGCTATCGATTGGGTTGAGGCATTCAAGTCGGTATTTAGGCTTGATGCGGCTAGGTTCCCTACTGATGGCGCGAGAGGAGAGTTCCTCCGCTATCACATATCCAAAATACCTGGCAGGGCGGGGTATTCTGCGCGCGCAGCTAGTGGGCTGCTGTGGTCTAATGCGTGGCAGGGTGAGAGTGTTGAGAGTGCTGCTAGTTTTTGCAGTACGTTCGAGCTGCTCATCGCGAGGGGTATGGATCGGCACAAGTGTGAGAGGTGCCTTCTTACCAGACTTGCTTCTCATTTCGGCTCTAGTATTAAAGAGGCGAGTGATTGGTTACACACACCTGCGGCCTTCGGTGGTCGAGGCTGGTTACCGTACGGGGTGCGGATGCGGGAGTGTGTCAGGGAAGCGGAGTTATGGGAGGGAGAGCACGGGATCGTTCGTCGGGCTACTACAGTCGAAGATCTCAGTCAGGACACTTATATGTTTGTGCGTGATGCCATGCGTGCGTTGGGTTTACCCACGTGTGCAAGCAAGTCCATAGTTGCTGGATTTGCTTTGCGCGGAGGTGTCGAAAAACCGGATAGGGAGCGTCTACGGTATGTTGGAATTAGGAGTGACATCCCTAACCCCATCATTGTACAGCCGTGGATGCGCATCGCGAGAC